TGATGAACGCCTGACCCCGCACCGAATCGTTCTCGTCGACGTTCACATTCGCCGGCTTCGAATTCGGCTGTCCCGGCCGCGCCAGCCGCAAGCGATTGTCCGTGCCCCCGTGCCGCCCGTCCCCGTAGCCTGGCTTCTGACGCGGCCAGTGGTACATGCCCCAGAGATGCGGCGAATGATACTGTGAAAGACTGTAGACGTGGAACTCCGCGAATTGCTGATGTTGCAACCAGCGATAAAACGTGTCCTCGAACCAGTACCAATGCGGGTTGTAGACGAGATCGAGCCCGCGCAGGTGATAACCCGCGATCGAGGTCGGTGCAGCATGCTCGATGCCCCCCTCATACCCCATCAACCGGCAATCGCGGCCCGTCGCGACATTGTAATCGGCGATTTGCTTCCGCGCCGTCGCGACCCACCCGTTGTACGAACCCGGCCGCGAGTCGAACCACAGGAACATCGGCCAGAGGTCGCAGAGCTGGTCATCATCCCAGGTCGCGAACGCCGCCAGCCCGGTATCGGGATGGAGGTAAGGCGCATTGCCGATGCGGTCGACCTGCCAGCCGTTCCTCGCCGCGTAGGCCAGGTGATTGCGCGGCTGGTCCGACCCGAGCTGGCAATTCAGCATCAGCAAGATCTCGCCCGCGCGGCCCTCCTCCGCGAACACGGCCCGCGCGATCGCGCCTACCTCGGCAGAGCGACGCATGTAGTACGAGAGCGAGTACAGATTCTCGTAGCCGAGGTAATCGGCCGCCTTCATGCAGTATTCGAAGCCCGTGAACCCCCAGTTCCAGGGCTCGTTCTGGTACTCCACGATGACGCTTCGGCCGGCCGGGAAGTTGTCCCGGATCAGCCGCATGTAGTGCCATACGAAGTCGTCGCATGCGTCCAGATTGATGTTGACGTGGAGCGCAGCCCGCGGGAACTTACCCGTCGTTATCGCCGTGACTTCGGGCGGGATGTACGAGCCGTACCGCATCTCGGAGTAGCATGTGGCCGGGTCGAGCGGGTAGACCTGGACGGGCTTCGCCCCGCTGGGCCTGGCACTTGGCCCGACCCACGAAACCAGCGTGTTCGGCCCCGTCACGAGCGGGAAGCGCGCGTCCAGCCGCCCCGTCGTCGAGCCGTCCGACCACGCCACCGAGGGCCAGCCGGTGCCGACCGTGCTGAAGCTGAGTGAGCCCGTGAACTGGCCGTGTGGGACGCTCGTCGTGAGCTGGTAGGTGTACCCGTTGCCGATGATGCCCGACGGCGGGATGCCGATCGGCCGCCGGCCCGAGACCTTGACCTGGCCGGCGCCATGCGTGGCCGGCTTCGTGCCGTTGCTCCCGCGGTAGAGCTTGACGCTCGAACCCGTCACCGTGAGGATGCGCATCACCTCGGAATCGACCTGAACCTCGAGGCCCGCCATCAGCGGCGCGGTGTCGGCGTCCGGAAACGTGTAGCTCTCCACGGTCCCCACGGCCGGCGTCGTCGTGATCGGCTCGGCGAGCGTCGCCGCGTACCGCTCCGATTCCTTGCGGTAGGACGGGCTGTACATCCAGGGAGTAGCCGCCGTGTCGACCGGCCCGATCGCCGTGAACCCGTACCGCACGGACCGCGCCCCCAGCTCGCCCCAGCCCCGGTCACTCTTCGTCATGAGCAATTCGGGGTAGGGACAGGACCGAGGGCTGCCCCCGCAATTGCTGGAATCGACCCACCGCAGCGAGCCCACGCCCTGGGGAAGCCACTGCGTGTAGGTGCGCGATAGCGCGAACGGGTCGGACGTGTCCAGGGTCACCGGCACGTTATCGGCGCAATCGAAGTCGCCCGGCCCCACGATCCAGAGGTCCTCGTAATTGCCCGTCGAGCTGGGATCGTTGAAGTACAAGGCCACGTCGATATTCGCCGTGCCGCTGCCCGGCGCGTGCTGGAAGTCGTAGACCTTCGCCCGGTACCCGCCCGGCGCGGTCGGGTTGGCGAGGTCCGTCCGCTCGGCGACCGTCGTCGAGGCCGGATCCACCGTGGTCAAGGCAAAGGCCGCGGGCGCCTCACCGTTCGGCCCCGGCGTGCTCTTCCAGTAAACCAGCCACAAGCCGGCCGGCCCCGGATAGCCGGTCTGATCGACGCCGTTCGCCCCGGCGTTGCTGTAAACCCGGATCGTGCCCCTGCCCTTGATCTTGCCCAGGTCGCCCGGCGGCCAGGTGCATTTGAAAGCCCAGTTCTCGAACGGCCAGTAGTTCCCCCACGGGCCGCTCGGCCAGGTGTTGTTATTCACTCCCGGCGCCAGCGTGCGCGGCTCGAGCAGCGAGGGCGGCAGCGGCGAACGCCCGACGCGATTCGCCAGGGGTTGGCTATAGAGCGGCGCGGCGATCCCGGCCGAGGTACTGAGCCAGACGCCGCCGGCCGAGGCGGTGACCGTATCCCCCGAGCCGATCGACTCTCCGGGCGCCAGCGGATAGAGCGCGACCTGGTTGCCGTCGAGATCCGCCATCGCCCCCAGCGGCGAGAGGGCCCGGCCGTTGCGATAGACTTCGGGCGGACGCACCGCCTGCACCACGCCCGCCACCGGGTTGCCGTCGGCCGACTGGAACCGGAATCCCACCGTGCGCCCGCTCGTGCCCACCCAGCCGTCGGCAAGTGTCACGCTGGCGGCCACGTCGCCCGGCCGGAGTACTCGCACGTCATCGATGAACGCCGTATTGTCGCCGCTCGCCGAGGCCCCCTCGAAAGACACGGTATGATCGCCCCGCGTGGCGTGGACCAGCGGCGTGTAATAAGTCTGGTAGGTGATGCCCACCGGCCGGATCGTGCCCACCAGCATGCCGTCGAAGAGCATCCGAACCGACTGGTTCATCGGCCCGTAGTGCCGCTGGCATGCCTGGACCGAGAACTGGTAATCGCCCGCCGCCCAGCCGGCGACCGTCTGCGACACCCGCGAGTTCGACGCCTGGATGAAGGCGACTTGCGCGCCTTCGGGCGCCGGCGGGTTGGCACGCGTGAACCCGCTCCCATTGGCCGACAGGCCCGAACCGCCCGCGAACGTCCACGCCGAGCCCAGGGCCCCGTACTGGAATTGGCCGTAGCCCAGCGCCGGCGCCTCGAAGCCAGGCTCGGCAATCGTCTGGGCGAGGGCCGGGAACGAAAAAACGGCCGCCAGAGCAGCCGCGAGCAAGCAGCGAAACATGAAATTCTCCTCTTTCAAGAGCCGCCGCAGCATTTACCCGGAATGGGGATGCGCGGCGGCTCAGTCGATGGCGGGGCTGCAAACTCCTGAGCGAGCGAGGTCGTAAGAATCGGTCCTGGCATCGGCGCTTCAGGCTCGCCCGTGGCGCGACGAATCACGAGGGCTCGGTAGGCGTCACGCTGGGCGACATCCGGATTGTCCTCGGAGCAAAGCCAGCGGTAGCGCAGGTGATCCGTGGCCACGATGTCGAGCGCTTCGTCGAGGGTCATCTACTCGGTCAACGGATAAGGGCCGAGCGGTCCACATTCCGGGTCGATGAACGACTGGTCAGGCCATCTAACGGTGGCCGCGAATGCGGCCGGCGGGCAGCTCGTCACCGTCACCGAACCCTGGCAGGGGGTTACGCCGTGAAAGGCTGAACAGTCTGGCGTAATATAATAAGTCAAAGGATTATGATTGAACACCCAGCTGCCAGAGCCGTCCCACACCATGGCCTTGTCGACCCCGCCGACCGTCATGTGGAGCGTTTCTTTCACGGGTTCGGCGCACTGGCAGATGCATTGATAGCCGGTCGCCGGCAACATGATGATGCCGGTGTTGCCGCCGCATGTGGGGCTCGATACCGTGCCGGTCGCGGTCGCCAGTCTCGGCGACTTGGTGATCGAGTAATCGAAAGCGGCCGTCGTGCCGATGTCGGTCGTGACGTTGCCCGACGAGTCCGTGGTGCCGGTGAAGAAAGTCGTCCCGCCCCGCTTGAGCGTCACGGTCGCGCCGACGACAGGGACGTCGCCACCGGAGTTGCAGCCCAGGAGGTGGATCGAGTACAGGCACCCGCCCCCGCAGCAACAATCACTTGACCCGGAAGCACTCGGATTGAGCCTAATCCCACCAGCCATGATCGCTCAACAGTCACACGAAATCACCCACCAAACTCCATTCCGCCACGCGACTTGCACGGTTTTCCCGACACCGATCGGGGCCGCCAACGTATGCACGTTGTAGCATTTCGCCCCCGTCTCGGCGGCAACCAGGCCGCCCGCGCTAGAGTCCCGATAGATCGTGACCCGGCCAGCGGTGGACGGGCTTCCCAGCGAACCAGTGGGAATCGCCGTCGTCACGCTGGCCGGTTGGATGGGCAGGAAGGGGACGCGGTGGTCATCACGGCGCTCGTCGGCCGAGTTGCCGTACCTGGCCTCGACCTTCTTGACGGCCCGGCCGATGCGAGCCGCCAGCGGCTTGGTGAACGTGACGGGGCCTCTGGGCCTGGAGTCGGCCACGTCAGGACCCGTCCGCGCCGGGTGTGCTCCGGACGGTCAAGAGATCATCAGGGAAGTTAAATTTGTTGAAGTCTTGAAGCGGATAAATCTGAAACACCCGATAGAAGGGCGGGTTGGTGGGATCATAGAACCCGTCTTCGTTGAGCATGACATCCTTGGTGACGGGCGACCCGTCGTTCAGCCTGACGGTCTTCACCGAGCCCGATGGGCCGTCCGTGTCCCATTCGCGCATGCCCTTGTTCTCGACCATCTCCAGCCAGCCGGGATAGAGCACGTTGTTCTCGGGGTCGGTCTCCAGCTCGCGAACCTCGAAACTGTAGGTCACGACCCAGCAGTAGCCCCAGTCCGCCTGATACTCGCGTTCCGCCGTCACGTCGGTACATTTGACGGTGTTCGGCTGATAGATGCCCAGGAACAAGTCCTGATTGCAGGTATCCTTGAAGGTCTGCACGTACTGCGCGTTGAAGGTCCGCTCATAGCGAACGACGGTGAACGTAGCCCGGCTGTCGTCACGCTTGATGCCGTTCTCGAAAGGGTCGCCCACCGTGTTGACGACGGGCTTGCCGCGAGCATCCTTGACCACGTACCGCTCGTATTTGGTCGTCCCGAAGCTGACCTTGGGCGGGACCGCAAAGGGATCGGTCTTGCCCTCGCTCGCCGCCTCTGTCGAGGCCCCGCCCTGCTCGATCCAGTTGAACGGGCCGTAATTGAGCGTGAACAGCCATTGCTTGCCGTCGTCGCCCTCTTCCTTGGCATCGAAGCCCTGGAGATAGGAGGTATAATCCCACTCCGTGGCCGTCGTGGTCAGGGGATGCGAGTAGTAAGCCCCCACTCGAAAGCCGAGGGCCCTGGCCACCATGCGCGGGCCGAACGCGGGATCATCCGTGATCACCCTGACCTGCTGGGTATAGCTTCGCCCCGCCTGGCCTGACCAGGAGAGGGCGCGGCCACCCTTCACATCATTAATCGAGAGGATTTGCATCAGAAATCGTCGAGCACCTCGGCTCCATCACCAGCCTCGATACCATCTGCGATCCGCCCAAGGAGTTCGACCTGTTTGTCGCTGTTTTTTGAAAGTTTCTTCATGTCCTTGTCGTCGCGCGTCTGATAGCGACTCCTGACGAACACCGCCGCTTGCTCCTTGCTGCCGAGGGCGAACGCCTCGCCGGCTGTCTTGGCGGTGGACTTGACGGCCGGTTTCGCGCCGGCCTGCGCGGCTACCTTGAGGGCCGACCCCATGACATCCTTGCGAGCCTCGTCGATCTTCTTGCGAGCGGCGTCGAACGATGCGTTGAAACCCTCGGATGACCGCGGCTTGGCCCATTCTTTCTTGAGGTCCTCGAATTCCTTGTCCGCCGTGATGTGGAGGTTGTCGGAGAAGGCTTCGAGGAATTCCCGGTTGGCCCCCGGCTTGCCCCCGCCGAGGAATTCGGGCAGGTTCTTTTCGAGCCACTTGTCGAGCGCCACGAGGGCGTCGACGATCACGGCCAGCGAGCCGGTGAAGTTCGCTTGCCAGGTATGGAAGACGCCGGCAACGAATTGGAAAGCATCGGCAATGCCCCCGATCGCCGTCTGGAGAAAGCCCATGCCATCGGCCGCTGATTTGGTGGCCGCGAGCGTGCCCTCGCCCCAGTCGAGGGTCGTGCTCTTGAGCGACTTGAAGTATTCCATTGCGGCGACGACGGCCGTATTCAGCTCCTTGAAGAATGGCTCGACCAGCTCGGGGAGGTTCTTGCCCAGCTCGATCTCGATCTGTTCGATCCGGCCCCGGAACTCCGCCCATGCCGCGCCCGCGTCCATGGCCCGCTGGCTCATCGCCCCGATCACGTCGGCCCCGCCACTCATCAACGCATTGAACCGCTCCTGCGCGCTCATGCTGGCCTTGACCGAGATCCCAAATTCCTTGAGTGCCTTACCCTTCCCCGCCATGCCGGCGGCCACCATCGCCATCCCCTGCTCGAAGCCGATGCCCTTGAAGTTGGCGATTGCCTGTGCCAAAACGCCCAATTGCGCCGTCATTGCTGCCGCTGGCTCCTCCGCCACGCCAAGCGATTTGAAGATGCCGCCCATCTTCGCACCCATCGCGGTGAACTCGATTTGACTGGTTCCGAAGGCAGCCGACATAGCCTCCGACTGTTTGATAACCGCAGCAGATGCAGAACCAAACATGGTTTCAAGTTTTTCTGCGTTATCCGCAAGGTCGTCAGCCAACGAAGCAAAATGCATCAGGCTCGCCGCACCAGCGCCAGCGAACGAACCCGCAATCAAGCTCTTCATCGACAACAAGGACTTGCCGAACCCAGCAAGCGAACTACGAGCGCTATCCAGACCTTTCTGGAGGGCCGCAGTTGAAGCCGTCATGGCGATCGAAATTGTTCCGATCAGGGCGACGGTCAGATGTCCTTGAACAATTTGAGTTGGCCGGAGGCCGGCTTGCGTGGCTTTCTAAGAACTACCACTACTTTCGCTCGATGCTCAGCAGAAAGCGTTCTACCCTTCAATGCCGCAGACAGCTTGGCTCGTGTCTCGGCACTAGCTCCTCTGCCTTTATTGGAAGGCGTTCTGCCCTTCATCGCCGCAGACTGCTTGGCTCGCGTCTCGGCACTAACTACTCTGCCCGTATTTCTCGCGATCGTCTTAGCCCGCATTTTAGCAGTAACCGGCCTGCCCATCATTGATGCCGATATTTTGGCCCGATGCTCAGCAGAATGTGGTTTGCCCTTCATCGCCGCAGACTGCTTTGCGCAATGCTCGATCAGCTTTGCTCGATGCTCAGCAGAAAGCGTTCTGGCTTTCATTGCTGCCGACACCTTGGCTCGCGTCTCAGGAGAATGCCGAAAACCGAGCGCCGATCCGGCCGCAGGACATCCGTTAAAACCAAACCTACCGTCACTCGCCTTGAGCAGGTCCATGTAATATTGCTCGCGTTCTGTCAGACGCCCGACCAGCTCTTTTTTCGACAAACCAATGTGATCAATAAATTCTAATGTCTCATGTATAAACGCATGTTCGCCATATTTGTTCCATGCACGCTGAAGTTGCTTGCAATTGCTGCTTCCACGTCTTAAGTCACATTTATGCACTGCCCATCTTTGTTTGATATCAACGGCCTGGCCCACATAGACCTTGCCCGTGGGAATGCAGGTGATGCAGTAGACGCCGGACTTGAGCGAGGTGGTAGGCTTGGGATCAGCCATTGCCGTGTCTCCTCGAAAGACAGGGTTGTGGTCAGGGTTGCCGGGTGTTACAAGCGCCCGGCGATCCGTTCATTATCCCATAAGCCTGGGTATCAATCTACCTTTCGTTGATGCGAATCATCAACCCTTCGCTTCCCGCATCGTCCCCGCCAGCAGCTCACTCAACGTGGTATCGCGAGCCTCCGGCCCCTTGAGGTCGTAGGCTGGCCTCATGAAAGGGTGGGGCGGAACGCTGCCATGGCCCCATTCGACGCTCGCGGGGTAAAAGTACCTTTTCCCGTCCTTCGATGTCTTCACGAGGCCCGGATCACTCTTGACCTGCACGAGCAGGCCCACCCTATTCCGTTTCCGCTTCATCGCCCGGAGCTTGATATTCTTCTTGAGCAACCCCGTCAGGACCGACACTCTCATGAGGGCCTCCTGGAAGACATGCTTCATCCCCGACCGCATCGCCTGGCGCAAGACCTTGCGCTGAATCTTCGGTTCCAGCTCCTTCAACTTGCGATCGATCTCCTTGATCCCCGTCACCACGATCGAGCCCGCCACCGAACCTCCTCTCCAGCCACGCGACCGATTCCTCGGGCGAAAGCCTGTTGTTCGCCGCCCTGCCCCGCCTGACGATCGGGATGAAGTCCTCGGGGCTGTACCGTTTCCGTCCCCAGACGTTCGCCAGGATCGCACAGATCTGGGCCCCGATCATGGAGGGGTCGGGGAGCGGGCAGACATGCCGGTTGAACGCCAGCCATTCCTCAAGCTCGCGATCCGAGAGGGACTCTTCTAGCTCAGCGACCGTCCGACCGAGGGCAAGGGCGAGCCTGAAGAGGAACTGCCGTTGCGGTCGCTCGATGAGTTTTTTCCCGCTGCCTCCAGGTCGGCCACGTCGCCCTCGGTGAGGCGGTTGACCTCGGTAGCGGCCAGCACCAGCGGTTGCAGCGTCGAGGCCGGCAGGGCCGACAGGGCGGGGATGTCGGCCGCACTGAACACCAGATCGCCCTCCTCATCGCAGACCGTGCAGGCCACGAGTCGGGCGCGGAAGTCGCGGTTCTTGCTCTTGCTGTGAGCGACCTCGAACTCATCGCGCTCGCCGGCGGACATGGCACGCACGAAACAGCAGCCGAGGCCGGGAACGACAACAGGCCGGCGTTCGAGCGGCTGCGGGGCCAGGAAGGAAACACGGGTCAACATGGGCTAACTCCAGACGATGGGACCGCTCAATTTCACCGTCACCGAGGCGGTGAGGTTTTCCTCGACGCCGGCCGCGTTGGGCTCGAACTTGGTCAGGAAGCCCGACACCGTGGCTTTCTTGGCCGGCGTTGTCGCGTAGCTGATCTGCCAGGAATGAATTGCCGGCGCGTCCTGAAGTCCGGCCAGGAGTGTATGCGAAGTCGTATCCGTGGGATCGAAATCAAGCTCGAACGTCAGTTCGCCGGGATCCACGATCGTGTAACGATAGGTCTTGCGCGTACTCGTCAAGACCGTGGTTTCGACCGAGCCGACCTCCGCCGACGGGCCGGTGATATTGAGGATATTACCGATGACCACATAAGTCAGTGGTGTTGCGAAATCACAGGCGAGCGTGGTTCCGGCGGCAGGCTGAACGACTGGGCCACCCGTGCGTGGAGTACCAGCGGCCGGTTCGACTTCAATATCTGGCATGGTTTGGCTCCGATCAGTTCAGCGAGCTGGGCAAGGAAACGCGATGGTTGACTTGATAATCCGACGCGATCATGTAGAGCCACTGGTCCGTGCTGGCCGCCGGCGGCGTGGGCAGGTCGGTCTCGTTGTCGAGGACGCAGGCCGTCACCTCCAGGCCACCGATGAAGCCCCGGAAACCATCCCAGCAATCCCGCACCGCCTGGGCGATGCGATCGGCCATCTTCTGGGTAAAGGCGTAAGAGCTGATCTGCACCCGGCCTTGACTGGTGCCATCGGCCCCTTGCAGGACATGACCGTAGGCGCGCGTGACGACCGTGTATGAGAGCGCAGGCCCATCATCGAGGCTGATCGACTGCGGTAACGCACCGAAGTAGATCCGCGTGCCCACGAGATTGGTGATCGCCGTCGAGGCCAGCAGCCGGCTGTACACCGCCTCGCGGAGCTGGGTCGGCACGATCGGCGGTAGGGCCTGCAACCCGAAGCCGAGCGTGGCGACCTTGGTAACGTCGCGCGAGAATCCCAGGGTGACGATGCTGCCGCCACCGGGAGCGGCCACCACGCCGCCAGGCACGAAGCCCAGCCCTGGTATCTTGTGGACATCGCCCGCGAATCCGAAGGTGACGACATCGCGGCTCACGAGGTGCGGGTCGAGCTGGTCGGGGCCGTCGCCGAGTCCAGGGTGAGACCATAAGCTGTCGTCGTGCCGTCGATCTTGCGCACCGTGAGGGCCGTCCCGCTGATGCCGAAATCGGTGAGTCGCTGGGTGCAGAGAAAAACAGCTTGTGCAAGCGTCGGGGCCACGCCATCGGCGTTATAGGATTCCGTCATCTGCGTGGTCAGCACCCCGGTCACGATCGAGGCGATCGTGGGAGCCGTGAGCGAGGCCGTGACGCTATTCATCCAGGTGATGGGGATGATGGATACATTCGCCGTCGTGCTCTTGCCGCCCAGCGTGACGACATCGTAATTGTTCTCGCCGGCCGCGATCGCGATCTTGTAGACGCCCTTCAGGTTCGTGGGATCGACCTCGACGGGAGCGGCGACCGGCGTGAACTCGGCCCCGTCGCCCACCGCCCGGATCGTGTGGTTGGCCACATCACCCGTCTGGCCCGTGTTGGTGGTCCCATTCCAGGCAACGTACTGCATGGTGATAGCCGAACCCTTGATAGGCATCTCAGGCCACCCTGTTGGAAAAGAGGGGAATGGGAGGACTCGCCGATACCACCTGCGCCAGCGTCAGGAGCGGAGCAGGTCCGGGCCCGTAATTGCCGTCGACATTGTTGAGCGTCCAGACGGTCGCCTGGGAAAACTGCGTCTGGCCGCGGGCGCTGCCGAACGCGATCGATCCCGCGGTCACGAGCGGACTGGCATTCGTGTCGAGGATGTTGTAGAGCTCGGTCCACGGCCCGCCGTTCAGGGAATAATAGGCCGCGTGCCTGGTGCCCATCACGACCAGCCGGAGCTTGATGGTGTCGCTCGTCGTGAAGTGCGGCCCGGTCGTCAGGCTCACCGGGGTATAGAGCGGCGTGCCGGTCCCCGAGGATGTGCGGTTGAGGACGATGTTCCCGTTGACGCCGATCTGGAACTGGTAGCCATCGGGGAAATTGGCGGACCAGTTCGAGCACCGATAGCGAATCGTGACGTAATAATCGGCCGCCGTGCCGGTCCCGATATTGATCTTGGTCGCGGTGGTCTCGAACTCGAACGCCTCGGTGGACACGTAGGCCGCCTCGCATGTCGTCGACGTGGCCGTGTCGCCGTCGCTGGGGCCCTGGAGGCGATTGCCCTGGATCGTCCAGACGCCCAACCGCTGGGTGAAATTGTTCGGTGCCTGGCCATTCGTGCCCGTGAAGTCGAAGAGATAATCACCCACCGCGGGGAGCGTCGAGCTCCCGGCCGCGCCGATGTACAGGTTGCGGATCGCATTATTATCGATGCTGGGCACGATGACCTTGAGCACCGAACCCAAGGAATCGACCGCGAACCGATAGAGGTAGCCGTCATCATTGGACGCGAGAACTTCCTTGATCCCGTCGCCGTTGAAGTCCGCATACCTGACCTTGGTCACCCGCGCGCCGAACGAGACCGAGGTCAGCTCGTTACCGAATCGATCGAGGACGGTGAGCCCGCCCCAGCCGAAATTCGGCGGCTTGTAATCATTGGCACTGGGCCCGCCCGTCGAGGTACCCCAGCCGACAATCACCTCGTCGTAGCCGTCCCCGTTCAGATCGGCGCAGCATACCGTCTGGCACATCTGCGGGATGGCACGTTCCCAGAGGATGGCGCCGGTGTCGCCCAGGCAGACCACGAACCCGCCGTAGGACGAATAGTAGGGCCGGCATGCGGCCCCGACAACCTGCCTGGTGCTGGTGCTGGTGACATGGCCGGTGTCTATCTCGTAGATGTTCCACTGATTACCAGACTGGAAATCATGGGCGTAGTTCCAGATGATATTGCCCTGGTAATCGATCTTGTAGATGCGGTGTGCCTGGCAGGCGAAGATCGCGGCCTGGCCGGTCGACGTGAGGTCGGCGACGGCCACGCCCTGGACCGTCTCATTCTCGC